GCCTCGCGCTTCCAGACGGTCCGAGCCTCCTCGTTGTGCTCGATGTCCGCCGGCTTCTCCGGCAGCTCGTCGTCGAGGCGCTGCGGCAGTCCGCCGAGGCAGCCTCCGCTGTCCCACACGGCGTTCAACACGTCGAGTACGGCAGTGTTCACTTTCCACGGGGTGTCCTGCACGTGGTTCACGGCGCTGTAGACCGCATCCATCTGCACGTTGCGTAGCTCCTCGTGGTACGCCTTATTGCGCTGCTTCACGAGGAGATTGCCGGGGCGGCGCGACAGATAGCCGCCGTAGGTGGGCGACCTCCAGCGGCGCGGCCGGACGACCATCGGCAGGTGGATCGGTTCGAGCAGCGAGCAGCGAGCGTGTTGCTTGTCGAGCCAGTCCTGAAGGGTCTCCGACGGGCGGACCGTGTAACCCAACCCTCGCGCCTTACGCACGGTGTCTTTCACCCACAGTCCCGTCGCATCGATCGCCAGCTCGATCAGCTTGGTCCCGATGTTTACCTTCTCACTTGTGGAAGTATCGACCAGAGCGCCTTCGTTCGTGAGGAGCTTGCGGACCGCTGCGCGGCGCTGCCGGGAGTAGTTGCCGTAGCGGGACTGCTTACGCAGGAAGCCGCGGTAGCCGACCTTGTTGATCTCGCGGAAGCTCTCCATCGATACGTGATCCAGCAGCGCGTCGGCTACCTGAATGGCAATGCGGGCCAGAGGCAGGCGGGCGATGGTGGCGTTCACCAGCACCCGGCAGGTCAGGTATGCCGCCTCGGAGGGATCGCAGAGCAGCGCGCTGTCGGCCGCCGAGTGGCGACGCCCCGCCCCACCTTCGTTCGTCTTCTTCACGAACTCGCGGATGGCCTCTGCGGTCGGCTCGATGGCGAGCTTGAGGAGCTGCCGGCCAGGAGGAAGGTTTGCTTCCTCGTCGATCGATCCTGCGCCGATCCTCCACGGGAGGTCGCGGGCTTGGTAGCGGCGGGCGCCGAGGGCACGGCTCTCGTCCTCGATCTCAAGCTGGCGACGCAACTGGGCACGGATGTCTGTCATGGTGTTCCTTCTTGGTCAGAGATTAGGGCGCACCGAACGGGCGCCGAGGGGAGTGTGGCTTCACCAGCCGTGGTAGTCGGTGGGGTAGTCCTTCGCGCCGATCACGTCGTGAGCGAGCCAGTCGAAGAAGGCGGCAAGGACGAAAAGCCCGCCGATAGGAATGACCATCGGCCAAGCGAAGGAGCATAGGGCCAGAGTGCCAGCGGCGCTCTCGTACTCAGCATCCGGCCAGCGCAGAACGATCGCGCCGACCGCAAGGCCGATCAGGAAGTAGGTGAGGAGGAAGATGAAGGTCATCACGAGGTAGCGTCCTTTCGGCTGTCCATGCTACGGCTCCCGCAGGAGGCCAGCATGGGAACAGTGCTTTTGGTTGGGGCGATCGGTGTCGCCGTGTGGTGGATCGCTAAGGCGGGTTACGAAATGGGCCGCCTCTCGACCCACGAGAGACCCCTTACGGAGGCGGAGCGCCGCCGCAGGCCGGGGACATGGGCCGACTAGTCGTCGGAAAGGCGATACGCCGGTTGTGGCAGTAGCTTCCGCACCTCGGAGGTCAGCTCCTTTATCCGCCAGCAAACGTTCTCGGCGAGGCGAGCCAGCAGCGCCGCATCCGCGTTCTCAATGTAGGACACCATAGCGTCGGTAGTGAGGTCGCGGGCTATCCTCTCGCTGTACTGCTGGCGAGCCTTGGGGGTCCACTTGCACTTATCGCACTCAGCCAATCCCGACCCGACGGGCGGCGCAGGAAGCCTCTCTGTGGTCTCGTGTGGTAGGTCGCAGGGAATGTGTCGGTTATTGTTCAGGTAGGCGATCAGCCCCGGCTTGTCGGTGGGGACCTCCACCTGTTGCCATCCCCTGCCGCTGGCCTTGGCCTCAGCTTGGGTTCCGACGATCTCGCCGGTGCGGGTCTCGTATAGCTTCATCCGGTTCTCCTTTGGAAGTCCTTTCAGTAGGGATGTTCCATCCCCCCAAGGGGTGGCCCCAATTGGGTAGTTACTTTCAGTAACCGCGAAGTGGATATGGCGCGATGTCTGTCTTGTGGAAGCATCGTGCCGAACGCGCCAAGTGACGTGCCAATATAGCCGTGACACGTGGCGCACCCCGGAAACCGGGGGTAAGTCCTTGATTTACTTAGGGGAGGTGGTGCTGCCGGAACCATTGTATCCCTTATTTTTCAATGACTTAGTTGAAGGTGGGTGTGGCACTGGTGGCATCATCCCTTCCACAAGACAGATATTCTGACATGGTTCCCCTTACTTCGAGTGAGCTTTCAATCTCCTCAGGTATACCAACCGTGCCAGTCATCAAGTCGAGGATTTCGGCGCCCTGATACAGGTGCGACGACATCAGGTGGACGTAGCGCTCGGCCGTGACCTTGATGTCCGAGTGCCCGAGCCAGTCGCGCAGCCCGAGCAGGTCCATGCCGTTCTCAGCTAGGCGCGTCGCGCAGGTGTGCCGGAAGGTGTGGAGCTTGACGTCGCTGAGGTCGTAGCCGCGCTCCAGCATGTCGTCGCGGATGTTCGTCCACAGATACCATGCGCCCGTCGATCCCTTCGCCCACGGGAACCACTTGCCGGCGATCGACTGAGCGTTGAGCGCAGGTGTGGCGGCCAGTAGGCGGCGGGTGGCGGGCACCTCACGCGGCTTGCCGTTCTTCGTGGAGTAGCGCTCCAGCCCGAGGTAGGTGGCCTCCATGACCTCGCCGGTGCGCTTGTCGCGCCACCGCTTGGATCGCAGGGACCGCTGCCCGAGGGACAGTGCCTCGCCGAGCCGGAAGCCGGTGTCGAAGAGGACCATGAGAAGCTGCCCGAAGGCCCACCACGGGCGCGTCGGCTCCTTGCTCCGTCGAGCCTCGATGCACTCGAAGATGGCCCGCTCCTCGGTGAGCGTGATGACGCGCTCTTGCAGGTTGTCGACCTTGATCGTCGGCATCTTGGGCTTGGCCGCAAGCCACGAGCGTCCCGTGTCGGGGTTCTCCTGCTCGGTCGCGAACGAGAGACCACCGCCAAGCGTCGTCATTAGCTTCTTGATGCTGCCTTCGGCGAATTTGCCGCTGGCTTCGAGGGCGGCCTTGACCTGCTGCACGTGCGTCGAGGTCACGTCGCCGATCTCCACCTCAGGGAGGTAGGGCGCCAGCACGTTAACCGCGGAGCGGATGTTGGCGATGCTCTTGCACTTCGCCCACTTGACGTCGATGCAGTGCCAAAGCCACCGTTCGAGAGACATTCCGCCTCTTCTCATCGTCGGCCTTGTGGAAGGGTCGATCGAAGACTTGCTGCCCTTGGGCGCAATAACCCCACCCATTGCAGGGTGCTTCGGGTGGCGGCCGGCGAGCCAGTCACGTCGCTGCGCCTCGGCGTCCGTTGCGTCCCGCGTATCGAGAGACACACGGGCGCGCTTCAGCTCGCCAGTGGTGGCGTCAGGCAGGCGGACATCCAGGTAGTAGATGCCGTTGGGTTTCTGTTTCAGTTTCATTGGCTCGCTCGCAGTGTCTTGATGAGACTGTTGATGACGGCTCGTCCCTTCGGCGTCAGCCGCAGGTACTTCCGTCGGTTGTCCGCACGATCCTCCTCACGGGTGAGCCAGCCAAGGCCAGCCCGCGTGGCGTCCGTGTCGGAGCGGCGCTGTACCCGGTCGAGGAAGACCTTGTACGTCGTGTGTAAACTGCGGTTGATGGCCGGCCCTACGGCTTCCTTGATCTCCGTGAAGGTCGCTGGCTTCCCCGCAGCGTCGGCCATCCCCGCCAATAGGAAGAACGCCATCTGACCGGCGGTCGTCCTCTCAGGCGCTTGCTCGGCCAGTTCAATCAGAGCCGCCGAGAAGTCTTTCAATGCGCCGACTGGTATCGGCAGCTTTCCGTCTGTTTTCTTCATAAGTCCCCCTTTCCATCGGCCCCTCAACGAGGTCGATCGCGTCGCGGTTAGAGTTAGTGTCGGTAATTCCACTTGTCATGCCTTCAGTTTTCACGATGCACAATCCCGCTCTCTATGTCAGGTTAACAAACGATAAGTGTAACCTGAATTTTTTGCCATGCAGCCGTAGTGAGCCTTAGCGGATTGACGATGTTGCCCCACACCCCATCGACGTCCCCCACTCGTATGCGGAGATAGTCGCTAGTCGCGCCTTGTGACTAACGGAAGTGTTAAACGCGGTTTGCGTTTAGTAAGAAGGTGTTAAGGATGTTCCAAGTACGGTCGGCCCACTCGTGGTGGGCTTGGTACACTAGGAGGCGCCCCTTCTTAGCAGCCGACACGCGGCCTATGCTTGCAAGGGTCTCTAGCCGTCGCCTGACGGTGTCCTCGCTGAGAGGCGTTCCCTCCGCCAGTTCAGCCGCGGTCGCCCACGGGATGTCGTCGAAGAACCGGCAGATGAGAGCCAGGCCGAGAGCCTGATCTCCCCACAGTCGTTGCACGTCCCGGTTGGCCTGAATGCAGGCGCGCAGAATGCGTAGCTTATCATGCCGCGTCATGCTCCTGTTCCTTCGTCATGGCGGCGTTCTCTTCGTCGCGCTGATCCACGTCGAAAGGGGCGGCGTCTTCTTCGTCGTCCCGATACCAAGCCCTCCCGTAGGCTCCGTCAAGTTCGTCCTCGTGCGGGCAGTCGAGAGCCATGTCCCACACGTCGCAGGCTTCCATGCCGTTGGCATATAGCAGCTTGGCCGCAGCTTCCGGACAATGCGTGACCGCTTCGATAAGGTCCGAGAGCCTTGCGTTGCGTGTCGTTCCGAGACTGCCGCTCCGCATCGAGGCTTCGTAGGCACCGGCGTAGTAGTCGCCCCATCCGCCGTCACCCGGCTGCCGCTTGATGACAAGCGCGTCGAGGTCGAGGTCTAGGACCGCCGCGAGAAGCTTCTCTACGTGATACACGTCGAGCGTCTCGTTCGGACCGTGATTGCAGTCATACCCTACGCTAACGTTCGAGCACTCCGCTATCATCCCGGCGTACTCGTTCGTGTCGGTGTAGACCCCCGTGTCGTCGGGGCGAAACTTGAAGCCCTTCGTCCGGTTGAGCTGATCGGCCAGCGACTGCGCGAACTCATCGCTCGCTGTCATGCCAAACGCTTGATGGGTGATGACGTCGGCAGTGCCGGCGCGATCGAACGCGATGGCCGCGTCGATCCCCTTCAGCAGCTCCGGCGCGTTGTCGGCGATCCAGCGCGAGCCGAGGCAGCCCTTCTCTTCGCCGCGGTGGAACACGTAGAGACCCTGAACGCCCGCCTCGATCATAGCCAGGAGCATCCACACCCCGGCGCCATTGTCCGCCCCGAGGGATTGCCCCGGCTTGCCGTTGAACAGCCGAGCGATGCCCGTCTGAGGATCGAAGTCGACGAGCTGGTGCCCGTCGTGAGTGCCGACGGTATCCACGTGGCAGCTCCACAGGATCGGCGCGGAGCCAATGCGGAGGATGCGGTTGCCGAAGGCGTCCTGCATCACGTCGGGGTGCGCCTTGTCGATGAACTCCTTGACGAACCTCTTCTCGCACGAGCCGTCGTGCGGTCGGGCGAACGAGAGGATTTCAAAGAGGGTGTTGCGGGTTACGTTGGGGGTGGTCATTTGGGTTGATCCTTTAAGAGGTCGTCAATCTGGCGGAGGGCGCGACTAGTTCTGTCGAACAGGTGCTTGGCGCAGTCGGTTTGAGCACCTTGTAGGAAGGTTGCGACGTGCCATGCGTGTTTGAGGTGGTCGCGGGTGGACCTCAGACGCTCCTGTTCTCGGTCGGTCATGCTGCGATCCTTTCGTGTTCCACGAGACCGCCCCACTGGTCGGCCATTGCTGCGGCGATGCCGGGGAAGAACCGGCTGCGCTCCCGCCATCGGTCCGGACCGGGCGGCATCAGGTGGACGCGGTGCTCGCGCCCCTCGACGACGTTCGTCGGCACAAGCGGCGGCAGTCCTTTGAGCCAGAGGCACGTCCGCTTGCACTCGCCATGACCGAACTGCCACGGCTGTATCGACTGAGCCGGTTCGACGTAGTTGCGGATGCGCTCCTTCGCGTGGCGGTGCATCACGGGGTTCTCGACTGCGATGCGCGGGATGTCCGCGTTCCACAGGTCCGAGAACAAGGCGGCGCCGTCATCCAGCTCCGCCCATAGCTCCTCGCGTGTGCGTCCCGGCGGCGGGACGGAAAGCCAGCGGACCCCGCTGTTGCAGAGACGGGTGCAAGGCGGATGCGCCACCATGAGCAAGTCCCATCCCCAGTCGAGGATGTCGCGGACGTCCCCTTGGATGTGTCGGTTTGACCGGCGCTCGTCAGGCAGCAGGTCGCACGACCATGCGTCATGGCCGCGTTCGTTGAAGGCGTCCCGCACCGTACCGCTGAACTCGCAAGCGATCAGGACGCGAAGCGGCGTTGCTTCGGTTGTCATGTAGGTCTCCCTTGTGGAATTACTAGGCGGCGATGGCGAGGCGACCGGCATACGTGCGGTTATCCTCAGGCGCTCCGACGACAGGCTCGATAGTGTAGACGTGGCGCCCGCTGGATTGCTCTGTCAGGTACGCTTGAACCCGGAGCGCGTCCGCATAGGTGCCGCTACGCTCGTCGTCCCCTATGACGCCTATGCAAGTAAACCAACAATGACCTGTCGTCCCCTGACCTGTCCGGCGCACTCGGAACTGTGCTGGCGCGGCGACCGGCTCGATCCAGTAGCGGACACCTCTCTCCGCGTAGATTGCCTCAAGCTCCGCCTTCGCCTTCTCGCACTCGGCGAGGGTGCCCCGTCTGCCGTACTGATAGGGTGGTCCTCCGGCGTTCCGCAGGACGCACTCGAACGGCGGGTAGTCAGGCTGCCGCGTGTCGTCGCCCATCAACCGGAACTCTCCCGGTGCATCAATCGGAAGCGCTGGCTGCCCCGCCTCTTTGGCTTCCTCGACGGTCGCAACGCCTTCCCTGTCGATCTCCGCGCCTTCCGGCAGGTCGTCCACATGGTAGACCTCGCCGTCATACTCCGCGGTCGCGTCAGTGTGCCAATACTCGTCAGCATGATCCCCGGCTGTCACCTCAACGTAGTTCCCGAGGCTCCAGTCGGGACGGTAGGTCACTTCCCCGTCGGTCGAGTGCGCCTCGACTGCGCGGTCCTCGTCCACATAGCAGCCGTAGTCGTAGGTCTCGCAGTAGACGGCATGGCAATCCGTGCAGCCCTCACACCACGTTTCGACGCCATGCCGGCTGGTCTCAACGCGGCTGGTCTCGTCGTCATCCACGCGCCCCTCGCAGCGCTCACAAGTGACGCGGTTGTCCTCTCCGCCGAGCCCGTTTGTGTTGCACGTGTCGAGGTCATGTCCGCCGCCGAGGATGCAGACGCCATTGGCGCGATCGATCGAAGCGCCGTTGATCCCATCCACGTAGGGCATGACGATCCCTTCGTCGCATTGGATCAGGCGAACGCGAGCGCCGCGCATCGATCCGCTCTCATAGCCGAGCTGCTGGAGCATTTGCGCCATGCGCGTCTCGTCGCCGTAGATGCGACCGTGCAGTTTCCTTTCAGGCCACACAACGCAGCGCGAGGAGGCGTCAGTCGCCTCGCCGATGTACGCGATCCCGAGGTCCGGACCGGCATAAACGCGGGACGGGTGGATGCCGTCGGTGTCATAGCCGTGGCAATCATCGGACATGCACGAGTTCGGCCCGTTCACGTAGACGTCTTCGATTTCGTCGGCGTCCTGAGTGATCTTCACACGGTTGCCGCGCAGCTTCACGTCAGAGGCCGCCGCGATCTTCTCAACGTCCTCATCCTTCAGCTTCCCGCCGTTGAACCGGCGGACGTAGCGGCCGACGCGCATCTCGGTGCGACGGTCAGACTCCAGCTTCCGCTCGTTCTCAAAGAAGGAGACCATTGCGACCTCGTCGCGCTCCACGAGCATCGGGAAATGGATGTCCGCATGAGGCGCAAACCAGTCCTCACCCAGGAAGTCCGGCTTGAGGTCGTCAGGAACACGGCAGTAGTCGCGGCGAGCCTTGCGGATATGCGGAGGGACCGACTGGTCAACGTTGCGAAGCTTCAGGTCGCCGCTGACATGGCCGGTGTTGTTGTTGACCCAATAGCAGACCCCGCCTTCGTGGCCTTGCGAGCTATTCTCCAGCAGGACGATGCGGAAGGTTTCGTAATCGGTGTCGCTCACGTCTCTGCTGCGAATGTGGCACGGCGTCCCGTCCGAAAGCTCAACCGGCTGCATCGGATCGAAGCACAGGGAGACCGTTTCCGGCTCCTCCTCGCGTTCAGGAATTTCGGCGCGTTCGCCAGTGACGTTGCGAGCGTTCGGCAGGGTGCAGAACCGATGCCGCCCGTCGGAAATATGGAATAGTCTGGCGAAGTCGCTGCCGTTATCTAGCCGAGCGGAAGCGCCGACTGGCAGGTCTGCGATAAACAGCGAGCGGTTGAGGTCGTAGCTGTGAACGTTGAGCAGAGGCGTTCCGTCTTCCAGCTCAACTGGGCGCGTGATGTCGATAGGCATTTCGTTTATCCTCTCGTTCTCTCAAGTGGATGTTTAGGCGTTGTTGAGGCGATGAAACTGCTCCAGCGCCTCCTCTTTCGTGCTGCACCATTCAGTGGCGACAGCGCCGCGACCGGCGCGGAACTGGCCGAGCCCTTCAATGACTTCCGGCTCCGGCTCGCTGAAGCCACAGGCTTTCAGGAAGCGCTTGCGGTCGAAGGCGGGGTTGGCGGATTTGCAGCCATCGGCGATGTAGTCGGCAGCCATCTTCAGACAGCCGAGCGAGGTGAGGCCGCGTTCACCCTCGCGCTTCGCATCAGCCAGAGCGGCGGCGATCATTTCAAAATCTTTCCGGGTCATCAGTAGTCCCCCTTGAGCGCGTCAATGATTGCCGGAAGGTTCGGCAGGATGATCGCGGCGACAGCCGAGACCGCGAGAAGCAGGAATAGTGAGCCAAACATGATGTTCCCCCTTGTGGACCTATTGAACCGAAAGCGAAAAGCGGTTGCCGTCGTTCAGCGCGACCTGAATGGCCTTGTCGCCGTTCCAGCGGAGAATGTCCGCAATGGTCTCGTGAGCGATCCGGCGATCGAGCAGCGCGGCGCTCTCAAAGAAGCGATAGGCGACCTCGTGAGCGATCCGGCGAGCGGCGCTGACTGAGGTGGCGCGGCGAAGCTCAGTTACTGCGCGATCCTCTGGAAGGTAGTCGGCGCGGCGAATGATAGTGAACATTTTCTTGTCCTCTCTCTAGTGGATGTTTCAGCCGCGAAGCGCGGCGCGATAGAAGGCGAAGAGGCAGCGCTCATAGCGCCACCACAGGAAGCGAAGGCGGATTGCCTGAAGCATCGGAAGTGTCCCTCTTGTGGAAGTGTCAGCCACAGTGAGCGATGCGGCGACGCTCGGAGAGGCGAGCATTAACGAATGCCTCACACTCAGTCCGCGTCCCGCTGAAGACCAGTGTCGGCACATAGCGCAGAGTGACTGGGTTCCAGGTGGTAGCGTCATTGTAAACGAGGCTGTGTGTGGCGTCAGGTTGAACGATGCGAAACATGACGTTGTGTCCCTTCTCTGAGACCGGCAGGATTGCCGGGAGAAGCGCTAGCTGTAGCGCCTCACCGGGCAGCCCAAAGGGAGAGGCTTTCGGCCCCTCCCATCTCGTCGTTCCCGTCGCACTCGGGAGGCTAATTGGCGTTGAATTATTTAGCAGGTTCAGAAGGGCGATCAGCGGCGCTTCACAGCGCGGCCCGTTCCTTCAGCCTGCCAAATTGAGGGTCATGCGGCGCGGCCCATATTCTGGTCCCCGTGCCTCCCTAATCCCGCTACGGTAGGATCAGCCTATTAGCCTGAACCTGTCCTACCTCAGAGACGCTTACCCCATGCCTTCACATGGTATCCTTCGGACCGCACCGTCATCGCAGTGTGGCGTCCTCCTTCGCGCCCTCCGTTTCTTTTCGGCCGGAGAGTGGCCTGAGCCTTGCTCGGGAGCGGCGGTCTATCGCGCTCTTACCTCGCAACCGGAACGTGCTTTCCTCGTTCCGCGGTTTCCCTTTCGGAGGCACCGGCTGGCCCGTCATCGTTTCGACAAAACAGATACTGCGCCTTGTGGAACTATATGTCAACCCCACCTCACCCCTTTAGGGGTGGAAAAAAAAGTTCGGGCAGTTACTTTTTGTGCCTACCCCCGCCGCCAGCTCCCCTTTTTTCCTGGCCCATCCCTTTAGGGATGACTGCCGCCGGTAGACGGATATTCCGCCAAGTCGATTTAAGCCGGTTTCAGGGGGGTGCAACCCGCTAGGCTATGTCGAGACCTTGGAGGCATCTGGAGGTGCCCAGTGAGCCGGAAATCGGCCCTAGCGTTGATCCTATGGCCTAGCCTCAGGTTGGATCGAAAAGAAGCCGGGTAGGACAGCCTCAGGAATGCCTCTAGGCGCCCCTCAGGAGCCGCTACAGCGTGTCTCCGATAGGACAACGGCTGGAATGCCTCAGGACAACGGCAGGTGCACCTCAGGAAGCACGGCAGGAAACAAAGCAGGGTAAAGCACGAGAGAGCGCAAACTGACGCAATCCAGCCCTCAGGCTCACCCCTCGACCTCCCTCAGGTGCACCTCTAGCCCCCCCTATGGTGTATACAGCACCATTCACACCCAATGATTTCAAAGGGTTAGCTGAAGGTGCGCCATATTTCGCGCCATAGGAGAGCCAGTCGGCCCCTCTCAGGGAGAGCATGAGGGGTCACGGCAGGACGTTCGGCAGGGCACCCCGGCTAGGGGGGAGTGCCGGTTGCGTCGCCTGCGATAACCCACTCCGTAATTTTGCACCAAAAGCGACGGCCAAGGGGTAGGCACAAAAAGTAACTACCCAATTAGGGCCACCCCTTGGAGGGATGGATACATCCCCCATAAGGTTCTTCCTAAGGATATACCTTTGGAAGTCCTGTGGAGAACCCTCAGGCTTGTCGGGGGAGGGAGGGGACCCGAGGGAGACCTTCCCCTCTCATCCCCTCATTCAGAACCACTGGCTGTGGTCCCAGGGTGATCCTCTGGAAGTCCCTTAGGACCTCACGCAGGCGAACAGCAGCAGGAAGAACAGCAGGACTGTCCCGCCGACCATCAGCAGGCAGCTCTTGAGGGCTGCCGTCATCTTGTCCTCCGCGCTCACCAGCTTAGCGATACAGCGCGAGCGAAGCTCAACACGACCAGGAACCCGAGGACCAGCCCCACTCCTGCGCCTAGTACGAAACCAAGGATCATGTGATCCCTTTCCTTATCTGCGCCCTACGGGACGTCCCCTGCCTCTTTTGGCTTGGAACCCGGTGGGCTGCCGGCCGATCGATTGGCCGACCGTGTGGGTGAACATCAGGCGCTCGAAGCGCTCGTCTTCCTTGCGACGTCTCTCGTCCTCTGCCTTTTTTGCATCGGCGTTGAGGAAGTCTGTCCAGTAGCCGATGGCGAAGGACAGCACGTCGACCAAGTCGTCATGCTTCAGGGCGCCCTTCGTGGCGCTCATGTGGGTCATCTGGTAGAGACCCGAGTGGACTGAGGGCTGCTTGAGGTCCTCCTCGATGACCTCCTGATCCATGACCAGGCGGTGCTGTCTGAGGACGGGGTGGAGCAAGCGGACGATCCGCTCCTCCTTCATCCCTTGGACCTTCTCGCCGGCTACCCGGCAGGGGTGCACTCGGGCAACCCAAGGTTCCAGCAGCTTGCCGAACATGCCGTCACCGAAGTTGTCCTCGGGGACGATCAGGTTGACCTCCTCTTCCTTCGCGATCAACGCGAGGGCAGCGAGGGTCTCGTCACCGTAGCCGTCTTGGAAGCCGCCCCACCGCTTCACGAAGATTGACCCTTGGAGGAACTTCGTGACCACGTAGGCGGTACGATCTCGCCCGCGACCCGAGGGGTCGACGTGCATGACCGAGCCGGTGAACGGCAGGTACTCCTTGGACTGGAAGACAGGCCGGTAGAAGCGGTCGCCATCCATGCCGACGTTCGGCAGCTCGCGGATGATCTGATCGGGACCGCTGGCCCACACGAGGCGGCCAGGGCCAACCTTAGTGTTGACGTTGGTGACGATCATGTCGCGCGTCTTGAGCGGGTAGCGCTCCGCGTCGGACAGCGAGGTGTCCAACTGGAACTGCAACAGGAAGCCCGCCGCCTTATAGTCGTCCTCGCGCTCGATCAGGTCGAGGTCGTGGAAGCGGTCTGGATCGGTTGGGGCGCCGCCGAGGGTGGAGCCGATGGGCTTCATCAGCTCGGGGTTCGCCTCTAGGTCCTCGCGCAGGATTGGTGCGAGGTTGTCCCCATAGTTCGCCAGCTTGGTTGCCAGCGGGTAACGGGCGGGCCAGATGCGGACCGCGTAGCCGCGTCCCGGCAGGCCACGATAGATGGACTGCTCGGTCTGCGGGGTGCCAAGGTAGACGATCTCGCCTCCCGGCTTGGTGATGGCCGCGTACTCGGTGGTCTTCTGAGCCAACTGCTCGCGCATGGTTTCGGTCGCCGAGTTCTTCGGGACCTCCACGTCGTCGGAGATGGTCAGGTCGGCGCGGGAGCCGGTGAGCTGCCCGACGATCGACATTGCCTTGACCGACGGGGACTTGTCCGGCTTGGCCGCGCCCACGTCGAACTTGAGGGTGGAGTTGCGCTGCCCCTGCCGGGGGCGCAGCTCAGGCCACAGCTCGTCACCGGCCTCGTGGTCGATGATCTGCTTGATGAAGGTGGTGATCTCGGTGGCGAGTTCTTCGTTGGCCGAGACGATCGCGACCTTGAGGTCGGGGTTCTTCCAGAGCCTCCAGACGACGTAGGCCGCCGTGATGAAGGTCTTGCCGACACCGCGGAACGCCTGAATGAAGCGCCGGCGCGGACCGCCCACTAGGAAGCGGGCGATGTCGAGCTGGATGCGGGTAGGCTCGGGAAGGTCCAGGACGTGCTTCCACACGTACCAGAGGAACTTCAGGAAGCTCCCCTGAAGGATGTCGCGGGAGGTCATGCGGACCCTTATGTTGTTGGCGAGGGCCGGCTCGGGGCCGGGGTGCGCTAGCTCACCAGGTAGGTGAACGAGAACCAGTGCGCGATGTTGGACGCAGTGGTGTTGCGGCCATCGAACCAGACGACGGAGCCGACGGCGTAGATGGCGAACGACTGTTCGGTTGCGGGGTCTCCGTTGGAAGCGCAGGTTCCGCCCGCCCGACTGGAGCTGCCGAACGCACTGGAGATTGGCAGGGACAGAGAGAAGCGCGTGGTGGCCCCGACGGCCGTAGGGTCAATGTCCAGACGGCCCGAGACCGTGACGACATTGCCGACCCGCATATACTGACACTGATAGGTCGTGACGCTGTCGATGTTGTTCAAAGCCACGGCGGTCGGAGTGTAGGTGCCGCTTGCCAGCGTCGGCAGGTCGCTGATCGTCGACATCGGCTGAGTGCCGGTGTGATTGGCTCGCGCCAGCAACGTCGCGTCCGAGCTGTTCGCGGTGGCTCCACTCGCCACGCCGTTCAGCTTGGCCTTGTCAGCGCCGGACATAAATCCGGCTGCGCCTGAGGCTACGACGACAGCGTGTTCGGTGCCGCCGGCCCCAACGTGAGAGGCGGGGGCGAAGTCGCCCGTATTCGCCAA